GTTCGACGTAGGTGTTAAGGGCAAGAATATGTTTAAACATGTCGTGTGAAACACCAATGATCCTCTCAATCTCTACTTGAGTATGCCGACCCTCTCCCTGTGATTCGTCTTCACTGCTTTCTTTTTCAACACCATCTTTAGAGAACTTAAAAATACCGGGTTTACGACCCCGTTCAATTTTATAATTAACACCGTTAACTTCAAATGTTAACGTAACCAACATGTGTTTCATGTTGGTTTTATTAATGAGATTATCTTTTTTGATACTTGTAAGAGCTGATCCATATAAGGCGTAGCTTAGAGCATTGACTATAGTTGACTTACCGACGCCATTCCGATTATCGTTTCCACCCAAGTCGAGATTTTCACCCAACACAAGGACAAGATCACTACTGCTAAAATTTAGTGATTGAGTAACATTACCTATACTCATGAAGTTTTTTATTGTTAGACCATGAAGTTTCAGCATGTATTATAACCTATTGTAAATTTCTATTAGCTTGTTTGCATCAAATGCATCGCTATCTATATTAGTTAATTGTTCAATAACAATCTGGTCAACTGTCTTAAATGTAATATCACCAGCATAACTCTTATCTAGTTCGTCATCTTGATTCTTAACCAACTTAAACTCTCTAACGCTATACTGCGCCATAAAAGTTTCTCTAAGGAATGTTGCTTCTTCGTATGTTATGTCAACATCAAGTGTGACCTGGAGATATGTCTTCGGCTTTAAATAAATTTCGGGATTATCTAACAGGGCTGCTAAGTTGATACTTATAAATCTTGGCCCGTCGGTATAGTCAAGAAATTCAGGTTCTTTACCCCACTCAAGATATATTCCGCCACGCTCAAAATCCCATACGTCAGAGTAGTTATGGCCGAACGGGTTACCTATATAATTAACCTTGCCCTTAGTCTGCCTCTTATGAAAATGCCCCGAAAAGACAAGCTCTTGATGTTTGAAATGATCTGCATTTAAGGTGCCGTGATCAGGCATCTCTACCTGGGCGTTCATCTTGAAGCCGGGCAGTTCCAGATGGCCAAATAGATATTTCGTCTTAATGTTAGAAAGTTCTTTCCATTCTTCTTCAACGAGCCACGGGACTAGCGCAACGTTACCTTCAACTACCGGCTCATCAACTAGGATAATATTTGGAAACTCACTACCTACAATCATTGAGTGTATTTCTCGTTTTTCTCTGTAAAAGAGATCATGATTTCCTACTAAGATATAGGTCTTACTAAAGGCCGAATTTAACTTGCGTAGAGCCTGCATTGTGTAATCAAGTGTCAGGATGTTAATGTTTGATCGGTGGTGATGCCAATCACCAAGAAACAAACATGTATCTACTCCGCGAGACTTAGCCTCTGAGATAAGCCAGTCAACAAAGTCTAAACAGTCCTGATTGTGCTCTGCTGAATTATGCCGTAGGCCAAAATGAATATCGGTAAAGCAGACAACTTTCTCAAATAGATTAGTTGTGGTCATCTTTTGCTGATTCCTGAGCATCTTCGCGCAAGCGTCTAATTTCGCCCTCGATTGCAAGTTGTCTTGAGAAGCTAGGGCTTGCACCACTATCAATCAGCAAGTCGTCGCGGAGGTCTTGATTCTTTTTCTCTAGATTCAGAACTCGTGTAAAGCTATTTTGCAATGACTGTGTATAGTATGAAAATGGGTTATCGCTCTTTGATTCGTCAAACTGGAGACCCATCTGCGCAAGTTGCAATAATGCCTGCCCCTTCATCTCGTCAATGTAGGTGTATCCTCGCCAGTTGCCTCGTTGCCCATACTTGTTTACCATAAGGATGAACATTTTAGCCAGTTTATTTGTTATAGAACCTTTTTCTAAATTAAACTTTCCATTCTTCGAATGTGACCGGCCGACTTCTTTAGCTGCGCCATTTTCGATGATGTAATGTTTAAAGGGAAAGAAGTTTAACTTAACATGGTTATCTGCAACACTCTTTGGGTTCTTCTTTCGACCCGGCGCAAAAGGTATATGGTCAAAAGTTAAAACTCTAAACACAAGATCATCTACGGAAATTGTGTCGGGCTTAACTTTGTGTTCAGATAGTTTTATCTTTTCAGCCTTAGTGTTATTTGCAACAGCAGCCTCAAATGCAGTAACCCCCATTCTTGCTGCTCGTGCAATTTTTCCCCTTTCCTGCACTTCGGCAAGATATATTTCTTCGAGACTCTCGACGATAACGTCGTAGTCACTGTACTTAAGGTCAGTGTATTCGCAAAAAGAATTCTTACTACGATGAATTTCTTTAAGCATGTCTTTGTTGTTTAGGTAGTTTACCTTTTTCACAGGTATCATAACTGGCGCCTGGGGTGCCTCCTCAAACAGATCTTCGTCTTCGTTGATGTCATCTGGTATCATAAAATCTCCTCCCTAATAGGGCTTCATGTAGTGTAACAGGTCGGGGTTCGTTAGTCAAGGGTTTCGCAATTAACATATATGTTTTCGGACAAGATAAATAAGAAGATAGGAGAATAACGGATGCCACAACAAGACTTTAGAGCAAGACTTCAGCCGAAGAACATAAACCAGGCTGAGACAATTCTAGGCCCTCGAAATGCATCGAACATCTTATTCCCCTTGTATTCAACTAGAGGAATATTATTTCCATATACACCATCAATATCTACTGGTGTTGCTGCTGAATACGATAATTCAGCTTTTATACATTCCAACTATGGATATAATGCATATATCAGGTCGTACCCAAAACCTATTTTAATTACTGCAGAATTTACAGCACAAACGAACGATGAAGCATTATATTTATTGTCGGTACTTCACTTCTTTCGCGCAGTTACGAAATCTTATTTTGGAATAAACCCGTATAACAGAGCCGGAACACCGCCACCTGTATTGCTTTTTAATTATCTGGGGGAATTTCAGTTTAATAACGTGCCGGTAATTGTTAAGAATTTCGATTATACATTGCCTGCAGATATAGACTATGTTCCTGTTGACACCGCAGATATTCTCTTTGGTAGTAGCGGCATCGGAGTGCAGTTGCCGATAAAATCAACCGGTGGATTTTCGTATGTACCAACTCATTTAACTGTTTCCCTTGAACTCGATACTCAATACATTCCAATCAGGCTTAGAAACGAGTTTAATCTTGACGAATTTAGATCTGGTAAATTAATCGGAAAAGGATACATTTAATGGCGCAAAATTCTAAAGACACAAGTCAATATCTATCAACGCCGGTCCGGGACTGGTATTTAGATCTATGGGTTCCGAGATCAGTGACAAAGAGTGATTTCGATAAGATTGTAATTATACCACCTGCATACGACCGTCGACCTGATCTCATGAGTCAAGAGGAGTACGGAACCCCGAGGCTGTGGTGGGTGTTCTGTTTAAGAAATCCAGATTTAATAATCGACCCTATTGAGGATTTTGTTGCAGGGCTCGAAATATTCATTCCTTCAAATGTAATGAAACAGTAATATGGCAAAGAATACATTCATGTCGTCGACGCCGGCGGCAACGGGTTGCCAACCATCGACCAGTACAACAAAGAGTGGGCCGCCGGCATCCCCCCAGACTCCTGACCCAGCAACAAGGGTCGGAACAGAACGCGGTCGTGCAACTACTGGTTCTATAAATTCAACCTCAGCATCGGGATCTGCAAGCCCTGTGGGGGCTGGTGCAGCACCTGCATTTAAGGCCGCTACCAACGCCTATGGGCATAATACAAATAATATAACTGGTGGCGGTCAAGCTTCAGATCCGGGGAAAATGACACTTCCGGCCCAGTTTCTTGCAAATATATTAGATAGTTACGATGTGGTTACATATCACTGGAAATTGTTTATAGTGGACCCAGAAACATCAAGTTCGGGCGCGGTGTTTGACACATCGAAACAAATTATTATTGCAGAATCGGGCATTACTGATCTAACAATTGATAATGTTCGTGTAGAAACACTCACAACACCGTCAGTTGAAAGTGGCACAGGGGTAATGACTGATGTAAAATTTGAAATTGTTGAGCCGGGAGGAGCCGGTCTAATTGATAAATTATTCTATCAATCAATTGCACTCGGTATAGGTAATTGGGCTACTATGCCTGTGTATCTCCAGTTGCAATTTAAGAATAGATCACCCGAAACATCAGAAGTTGATGACGGGCATGATGCAGGTTCTTTAGCAAACCTAAAGTGGATGTGGCCGTTAAAGATTACCGGTATAAAAACGTCAGTTTCGCAGATAGGTGCAAGATATGATTTCGAGACAAAGCCATATAACGAATACGTTCAGTCTAATGCAAATTTTTCATTACAGCATAACGTTGTTTTAACTGATATTGAAACGTTTTCAGACGCAATGTCAAAATTGCAGAAAAAATTAAACGAAGATCAAATTTCGAAATTAATGGATAATTATAGCGTCCCGGACACCTTCAACATCGTTGTCGATCCAGATATAGCCGGTTATAAAATTACACCCAATGATAAGAATACAAACCCGCGCAGAAATGATAATTTTATTAAATTTGTTAATAAGGATGCAACATTTCAATCCGGTACAAGTGTCGATAAAATTATAGATTCTCTCCTGTCACAGACAGATGAATATCAAAAAAGTATGAAATGGTCGCCTACACCAAATAAAAACGGTGTGCCTATGGAACAGGAGCCAAGTCAACTAAAAGACTTCTGGAGAATCGTAACTGAGACCAGACCTGTTAGATATGATCCGAGGCGAGACACCCTTGCCAACGACTATACGATTTATGTAGTCAAATATTCGGTTGGAATTCTCGAACAGAACCAAACACAGAATTCCAACCCGCCAGCCACTCTCGCAGCAGAAAAAAAGAGATTTCAGGAATATCTTGATAAAATGATTCTTCGAAAAAAATATAACTATATTTTTACTGGATTAAATGATCAGATCATTGACTTTGATTTAAAAATTAACTGTGCTTATGCTGTGGCACAGTCTAGATATGCAGGTATATATTCTAATTTATCACTTACTGATAAAGGTGTTGTAACACATAACCATGCCGAGGAAGAAAAGGCAGAATCTAAGTCGGCCGCGGCGGCCGTAAGTCTTCAAAACAATGCCTCGGGCACCGACGCTTCCAGGGCCGAGGCCAGTAGTGCTTCAAAGAATGCAATTAGTGCATCCGAGTTATCGCCAGATACAAGTGCTAGGATTAAAACCCTCCTAGATAAATCTAAATCCAATGACATGTTATCGTACTTGCGGGAAGTGCAAAAAGCCGGCGGGATCAATAATGACGGATCTCTAAATTCGTCAAGAGTTGCCGCAACAAATTTAGCAAAGCCTGTAACAGAAACAATGTCACAGAAACAATTTAGGTTTATATCAGATGTAAATATAACTTCGGCCGAAGCAAAATCAGCGTATTCTGAATACACTAAATACGCTAAGGGAAAACTTAGACCGATTGCACGAATTGAATCTATGCAAGATCGTCAGGTGGGATTGGGTGTTGAGGCAAATAGTAATTCTGGCATACAAAAACTCTCTAGCATGTTTTCGGTCGCATTACATAGCGGGCTTGACAATTCCTTTACCAATATAAAGTTAACAATTAAGGGAGATCCGTTTTGGTTAAGTCCACAGCCTGTAACAGATAATAACTCAAATATATTCATGTCGCGCAGGCCCGGCGGCGCAATCGAATGGATTAAGAGAGCACATTTTAACACCACAGACTATGTGAACGTATTAGGCACAGATAATTTCTTGCTAATAAGATTTAGATCACCGCGAATTTATAATGACAACGAAAATCCTGATATTGCGCCTCCAAATACCGAAGTTGAAACTCTTAGCGGAGTATATAAAGTTACAAGAATAGCCCATAAGTTCGAAGGTGGAAAATTTTCACAAGAACTCGAATGTATAATTGATCCCGAGATACGTGTATTAAATATTAGTGACCAGATAGAAGAAGCATCAAAACAACTCGATGTCCCCACAACGCCCGATACTATTAATCGTTCGAGGGATATACCTTTAGAGTCAATTAAAACACAAAAAATTATGGGACAACTGGGTAAGGAATTCGAAGGAGTTCAGGATCAAGTCCGGACGGCAATAGGCGATATTAAGACACTCGGGAGTGA